CTTCTGTGACACTTACAACAAGTGCCCTTCAATCAAGCGAAGAAGTGAGAAGATGGCTTCTGACCACCGCACGGACAAGGGGGACCGTGTGGAAGCCAAAACGTATCTTTCACTTATAGATGTGATATCTCAAAGCCTACGACCGTCAGGTGACGGCAAAGCTTCAAGTTGCTGCCGCTGCTATGAAGCGAGTTCACTAGCGTGCCAACTAATAAGAAGGCATAGCGGTGTTCTCGGCAGCGCAGTAGTCAAGAAAAGATCGAAAGGCAAAGAGGTTATCCAGTGGCCCGACTTCCCACAGGGAGATGTCGTGTCAAGCCTTTACTTCACTCGGTCGTATCTCGAGGTCTTAATTGACTTCGATGACCGACTGCTGAAGTGGAACTGGAAACACCTTTCTGTCATATTCGAGGAATGTATGAGCTGGGAACCGCTAAACTTCATCAAGCATGCGAAGTTCTGTACTGCGGTTCCCATGGCAGATTACTTGAATAGGAAACTCAAAAACCCTCGACCTGCGTTGGTCGAGAGGGTAGGACCATACTTCCGTGGACCATTGAAGAGGTACCTCACGAACCGGATAAACACCGGCCGTGGGAAGAACCTTAGTCTAGCATGGAGCATTCTGCAAGGAGTTAAGCGTGGCTGTGCACCAGCCTCTGATGAATATCTTCAGAGCGAATACAACAGTTACGCCGATTTACTCGGTGAACCACCATCGAATCCATACTCAGATTACACTCGCTATTACAGCGAGATCTGGGATGGCTTACGAGTAAGGCGGGAAACACACGAGTTTTACCCGAGCAAGAGTGCAAAGCTTGGCTTTAATAGGTCGGAGGGAGGTGGAGTTCAAGGAATGGTAAGGTCAATGGATCTGGAGGCAGGCCTCGTAGACATGGTTGACACTGACAAAGGAGTTATCGAAAGACGTGGAGTAAATATTCCCCCACTTTCGGACCTCCTCACAGCAGAAAGTGAGGAGCCCTGTATCGTCAGGGTTCAAGGGCTTCAGGAGCCCCTGAAAGTTCGATTCATTACGAAGTCTCCGTCAGTACGGTCATATGTCTGTAAGCCCATCCAGAATGCTCTGTGGAATCACTTGAAAGAAAGTGAACCCTTTGCTCTCATCGGACACCCAATTCGTCGAGAAGATTTACGGCAGTTAAAAATCAAGTCGTTACGGTTTGACTTTGGTCCCCAACCCTTTTGGGTCAGCGGAGACTACAAGTCTGCAACCGATCGAATTGATCTTCGTCAGACAAAAGACGCACTAGAATGCGCTCTTGCTGAACTGCTTCTTCATGGACACATTGGGCTCCGTCAGGCGGACGCCTGTAGGAGAGAGCTTTATGAGCAGACCATTACCTTTCCCCTGCACCTTCAGATGCCTAGTGTTCCACAAGGAAACGGACAGCTGATGGGTTCGGTTCTGAGTTTCCCAATCTTGTGTGTAATCAATTTAGCCGCTTATTGGAGCTCCATGGAGGAGTATTTCCAAGAGGAATATAGACTCCAAGATCTCCCAGTTCTGATTAATGGAGACGACATTGGGTTTCAATCCAATGATGAACACTACGCTATTTGGCAACAGAAGATCCACGAAGTGGGTCTTAAACTGTCAATCGGTAAGAACTACATTCATCCCACATACTTCACAATCAACAGTGAACTGTGGAATATGTGTGACTTAACACAGGTACATTTCTTTAACCTGGGTTGTCTCACGAATATGAATCGTAGAACCGGTCGCGAGTGTACAAAGAGTCTTCCTATTGCAGAACTATGGTCCGAAGTGCATGTGGGTGCAACAAACAAAGATCGCGCATGGCGCCGCTTTGTCCATTACAACAAGCCACAGATTCAGTCTGCCACTCTGCGTGGTAGGCTGAATCTTGGCCTCCCTTACACTGCTGGTGGCCTCAATTGCTCTATCCCATGTGACTATCGTGTCACGGATGGACAGAGGAGACTCCAGCGTTACTGTGAGCGTCTCTACCGTAATGAGGGCAGGACACTCACAGGTGTTAAAGGGAGAAGCCATATGCTCCACAAGCACGGACGGTCCAATAATATGCGACTATATGATGGCACATATGAAGTAATCTTATCCAGCTCTGAAGGGCAGGAACAACGGGTTCCAGTGGAGTTGTTGGACGCACCAAGAGAAGATATTATCCTCCCGGTGAAGATCCCAACTGAGACTCACTTGTCCCCATTTGGTCCTATTTTGGCAGATGATGAGGTAGAGAACAAGTTCTCTTATCCTTCTAGGAAGGACTTCGACCAGGCAAAGAAATTTGCGCCTGGCGGTAGTCCGAAGAATTTTTGCTTGACTAAGAAAGTCCCGTACGACAAGCGTTTTGTCACGGGCAAAGTCATTAAGGTGACTCCTTATTAATCACCCAAATTGGTTTGTTGAAGCATTTCTCAGATGTGTTCCAGTAAAAGTGTCCAAGCTAAGGCACCCTAGATTGGGGCCGGAAAGCCAAGAGACTGCACGGGTGACGGTTCAATTCCGTTAAGGAGTTGAACAGTCCCAGCGCATACTGGTGCACCTGAAATTATGTCAAATATTACCAAAGCAAAATTCTTTCAAAGACCCTCGTTGAAGGGCCTGCCAAAACAAGAAAAGGAGAGACGTTGGAAACAACATCTGATGTCACTTGGAGGTGAAACACCCCGCAACAGTCGCCGGCCAAGCCGGCGCAACAAGGTTGCAGTTGGACGCATGAAAACAATGCCGGAAGACGAGCGCTGTGGCCTAGAATATGCCACTTCGCTAATCAACCCATTTGATTTCTCACTCAACCCCTGTGTCCCGAGGATGCCCAGTGTACCCTCGAGGAAGCTCTGTACTTATGCATCAGGGCTCGGTAGTACCTCAGGCACCACCTCCTATGGTGGTGTGACAGCCTATATGACTGCCGCAAATGACACAACCAGTGTTGCCGTTACGGAAACAGCATTCACAGGGTTGTCTTTGCCTGCATGGAACAGTACCGGCGCCTCAAGCAAGACACAGAACTCACCTTACTCCGGGGCAGATTTCTCTGCCAATGGTGCTCAGGTGAGGTTAGTCTCAGCGGGTTTGAAAGTCCGATTCACCGGAACCAAACTCAACCAGGGAGGCGTGTGCTTCCCTTTCCTGGAGCCTGATCTAGGTGACGTCACTGGCTTCACTGCCAACGACATTGCCGCGTATGATCAGTATTTTCAAGGTATTGAGTTTGATAGCGATTGGGTTTCCATCACCTTCACGCCAAGACACCCAGCAGACTTTGATTTTGCTGCGGCTGATAAGCCGCTGACAGGACAGCACCCTTGTATGGGGATCCTGATCATGTCAGCCGCGCCTAACCAGCCATTTGAATATGTCTGGACAGCTCACTGGGAAGTGATAGGTCGTAATGCCAGAGGTAAGACCCTCTCGCATACCTACCCGAACACCGATAGAATCATCTCCGGTGCTTCACAGTTCCCTCCACGAGCTCTCTCAGCTATTCAAAACGCACCTCGGCCAGAAAGTCTGGCAGCCCAAGTCGGCAGAAACCTCATGGCACATGGTGCCGGGGTTGTCGAATCACTTGGTAGAGGAGCGATGAATATGGTTGGAGCGGCCGTCGCCGACACTATGGTCAGCGGTGCTGCTGGGCTCTTGTCGATTGGCGTCTGACATCATGTTATGTCTTCCTCTCTCTCTCCTGCCTCATTCCTCAAGAATTAAGATCTTCAACACACACAAGGCTTTTGAATCACATCACCCATGTCTGGACTGCAGTCCCAATTTTTGGGACCGAAGCGGTTTTCTTAAACCGGGGCAACAAATTTTGTTGATACCCGTCCAGCCGTGGTTTTTAGGTTAAATGCGATGTATTTGGGCTTCTGACAGGAATGTCAGACTTTGTCCAGATGGTATTTATCCTGCGTGCGATAGAAGAGGGAAGATC